GGAGAAAAAGGACTGCCTCGTGCTGGACTTTGCGGGAAACATAGAACGGCACGGAACAATTCACAACGTGGAACCTCCCATGAAGAAAAAGAAATGTAAAGGCGTGGCACCGTGCAAGGTGTGCCCCGTGTGCGATGAAATCGTTCCGGTTATCACGATGAAATGTCCCGTATGCGGGTATGCGTGGGAGAAGAAAGAAAAGAAGTATCAGCTTTCAACGCTTGATATTAACGGGGAAACGCCCTGCGGAAGCATTCTTGCCATCGGCTCTTGGAGCTTTATGCAAGCCACGAGCAGGGCGGGTAACCGGATGGTGCGTCTTACGTACTACCCGAAAATGCTTTCCAAGCGTCCCGTGTACGACTATCTCATGCTTTGGTCGGACAATTCTTACGTCCGAAATGCCGCGCTTAAGAAACTGGATGAATTCATACAGGGCAACGGCTTAACGCGGGAGGATATCCGGACAACGGACGACCTTAAGAAGCTTTTTCCGCCGATGGCGATTCTCACCATCAGGGGCGGCAAAGGTTACGACGTTGTGAAACGCTTGTTTTGGAACAAAACACAGCTGGAAGACTTCTTAAAAGAGGAGGAAAGAAAAAGTGAAGTTAGACAAGCCTATGGCAACAAATAGAGGAGGCAACATAAACAGCCGCCCTCATAAATATCCGGTACCTCAGGATATAACCCGATTCTTGGAAATGTACCCGTATCCGTACTGCTGCTTCACGTGCGGAGAGTTCAGCAATCCCGTTTGCTTGCGCTTTGAGCAGGTCCCGCCTTACGAATGGGCGTCTAAATGCGGGGTTTGCAAATACTGGGTAGGAGACGACGGCATACCGTTTTAATCGGGTAGGGATATGACATACAGCACGGAAAGAAAAATCATACAGGCCATGCAGAACGCAGGGCTAAGGTCTCCGCGGGAAATCGTAACAGACGGGAAAATCCATCGCTTTTCAGCGAACTACAACAAGGCCGCCTCCAATATCAGCGGGTGGTACATCTTCAATGAAATCGGAAGCGATTTCATCTCCGGAGCGTTCGGCGATTGGTCGCAGGACATAACGGGGCGTTTCCGTTCAAAGGAAGACGAGGAGCTAACGCCGGAGCTGAGAATCTTATTCCAGCGAAAACAGCAGGAAATGCAGGACCAGCTCAAAGCGGAAAAAGAAGCGGTGGAAGAGGAAGCCAGCCGTGAAAGCGCGGAGCGTTTCCGCTCATACGAGCCCGCTCCTTTGGACCATCCGTATTTGAAAAAGAAAGGCTTAAAGAACGCATACGGGGCTAAAACGGACGGAGTGAACCTCGTACTTCCTGCTATGGACATTACCGGTAAGATTTGGAGCCTTCAAACGATTTCAGCGGACGGGGCGAAGCTTTTCAAATCGGGCGGCAGGCTGAAAGGGTGCTTTTGGCAGGTCGGGGCGGGTTTCCCCTCGTTCCTTGCCGAAGGTTACGCCACCGCCGCCAGCGTTTACGAGGCTACCGGCAAGCCGTGCCTCATAGCATACAGCGCAAACAACCTGCCTAACGTAGCTCAGATATTCCCCTCTGTAACCATCGTTGCCGATAACGACGAGTCGGGCACCGGAGAGAAGTACGCAAAGAAAGCCTCCGAGCTTACCGGTTGCAAAGTGGTTCTCATTCCGGAGAAAGGAATGGACGCAAACGACTACTACACCTCTGGCGGCAACCTCCGAGCTCTTCTTACAGCTCCGCCCCGCCTTAGGATGTACCTTGGAAGCGAATTCTTTACGAATGTTACGCCGAGGCGTTGGCTTGTCCGCGACTGGATTCCTGCGGAGAACAGCTTCGGCTTCCTGTACGGCGACAGCGGAAGCGGGAAAACGTTCTTGGCGCTGGATATGATGCTTTCCATAGTTACGGGGCTGGACGATTGGTCAGGCTACAAAATCAGACAGGGGAGAGTGCTGTATCTCTGCGGAGAGGGCGCTCACGGGCTGAAATACCGTGTAAAGGCTTGGATGGCTGAGCACGGAGTGTCTGCGCTACCCGCCGAGTACTGGGCTAACACCGAAAGCAGCGAGTTGCTGGACACTCAGGACGGCCTTAGCGAGATAATCACATCTCTGGATTATTACGCATTCCGCCCCGAACTTATCGTGATAGACACTCTAAATCGCTTTATGGAGGGAGACGAGAACAGCGCGCAGGACGCTACGCGCTTTATCCGGAACTGCCAGTACCTGCAGAACAGATACGATGCCTGCGTTATGCTGGTTCACCACATAGGCGTTGAGGAGAGCGCAAAGAAGCGTGTGAGAGGTTCTTCGGCTTTCAAAGGCAACAGCGATTTTCAATACCTCGTACAGAAAACGGGCATAAACGGCGTAACGCTAACTCAGATGAAGCAGAAAGACGCAAAGGAGCAGAAACCTTTGCACTTTGTGAAAAAGGAAGTAATCCTGCCCGATAAGGACGAGGACGGAATGAATATAACATCCGCCGTGCTGGAACGCTCGGGCGCTCCGCAGGCAGAAGAGAAAAAGTTCACCAAATACCACAGAGACCTTATCCGATACTTCCGGAAGCGGGGCTACATAATGGAGGGAAAAGCCTACATCAAGGCGGATGCGCTCCGCGAATGCATACGGGAGGATGTGCTGGAACGAGCAGAAGAGGGAGAGGACGAAAAGACGATAAAACTCCGAGTTAGGAATAATAAAAAAGCAATATTGGAAGCAGTCCCGGAGCTCCTGATTGCGCAGAAAAATATAGACGGCACGCCCGCCGTGTACACGTTTGAAATCGTAATGAACGGCACCCGGGAGCCTGTGTTTTCTATGAACATTAACAAAACATATGTGTAGCGTGTGAGAGCGTGTGAGAGCGTGTGAGTCTCACACGGTGTTAAGTATTTTAGCCGTGTGAGCAAAAAGGGGTTTATCTCTTTAGAGATAACCCTTTTCTCACACGCTTAACACTAAGCGGTTTTGAGGGGGTAGCGTGTGAGTTTCCGCTCGGACGGGGCGGAGGGGAAAAAGCTAAACGAATACTAAGCGGTTAAGGCGGGCGAGTTTAGGCGGCTTTTAGGCGGCTTAGGACGGATTCGGACGAGTGGCCTTGGCGGATTTAAGACGAAAACTTAAGACGCTAAAACGACAGAAAAAAAATTACAGCTTCCCGGAGCCAGGCTTCCGGAAAGCAAGGAGGAAAAATGGAAAACGAAAGAACAAAAGAAAGCGTGGCTGAAATGCTGCGGGAAGCGGAGAGAGTTCCGGAGAAGGTTCCGGAAGAAAGCGGGGCGAAAGACAAGAAAGCCGGGGCGGATGGTAAGACAGACGGGGCGGATGTCGGAAAGGCTCCTGAGGCGGAGGAGAAAACCGAAGCAGCCATCCAGGCGGAGATTGTGAAGGGCTTACGCCATATTGGTTTTTTCGCCTACAGCACGCCGAACGAGCAGACCGCTCGGAGCGCCGTACATACGGCTCATCTCAAAGCGATGGGCTTGTATCCAGGCATGGCTGATTTAACCGTTTGGGTTGGCATTGGAAGGGTGGCTTACCTGGAAGTGAAAAAGCCCGGAGGAAAGCTGAGCAAGGCGCAGGAACATTTTCAGCGATATTGCAAAGCCTCCGGATATCCGTACTACGTGGTGCATTCGCTTATTGAGGCGGTGAATGCCTTGGCTGTTGAGCTTGGTGAGGCAATGCGGAAAGCTCTCTTTGAAAATCAATGACGCAGACAGCGAAAATTGAGTCGTAGAGAAGACTTTTAAGCGGAAAGGTTAAATTATACGTTTAAAGCAAAAAGTCTTCAAATAGCGTTGTTTTTTTAAGAGGAATTGAGAAAATGAATGTTGCGAAGAGAAGAAGCGTAAAAGAGGCTTATCAGGAACTTGCGGAAAAGGTGATTTATGAAGCCGTAAAGGACTTGAAGAATTTTAAACGTTACAAAATAACCAACCACGGGGTTGTGGTTTATTCGTATGTCCTGCATGATCAGGCACTGCCTTTTTTCAGTTCAAAGTACTTTGAAATGTGGTGCGCTCTTGCGGGAATAGATCCCGAATCGGTTTTGGAAAAGATAGGAGATTGGTTGGTATGAAATTGAAGAAGAGGAGTGTAATTATGTGGAAGAAAGAAGCAGAAGCCTGGGTATCAGAGAATCTTCATAACACAGAAGAAGATTTTATGAAGGCTTTTATAAATGGTGCAGAATTAGCCTATAACAAGGTTAACAAAAGGTTTGTAGAAGAATTAAAATCACAAGTTATTCAGGATTGTAAGGGGAGAAACTATTGCACCGGTTGTGGTATATGGAATCCCTGGGAAGAGAAATGTACCTTGTTTGACAATAGATATAACAACAGCGATAAAATCTGCCCACGTTTTGTTAAGTGGGAAATGCTTGTCAGAATAAAAGGGAAAATAGACGAAATGTTTGGAAAAGAAGACATGATGGAAAAGTTAGAAAAAAAATAACAATTTTTATTAGAATTTTAAAAAAAATTGTTGACAAAAACAAGCTAAAATGATACATTTAATTATCTTAAAGAACAGGAGGTAATTAAATGAAAAAAGAAAAAAGAGAAGCACTGATTAAAGTTTGGAAAATCGTCCTAGAAATCTTAACAACAATCAGTGCTATCTGCTCAATCCTAAGTTTTTTCTTAAAAAAACTTAAACTTAGTACAAACTCAAGGGCGGGTTACCCGCTCGCCCTTGTTTATTTTTATCAGACAAAATGGAGGTTGTCAAATGGAAATCGCACTTTTGGTTGTTTCAATCTTGAATCTGGTCTTAAGTGTTATAGCTTTACGCCGCAGCGGAGATATGGCTTTTACGCTTTTGAGGCTTGTGTGCGCAGCGGTTTATCTTGTTTTAAGCATTGTTAATTTTTTGGAGGTGATTAAATGAAAAATTTTCATAATTGGTTTAATGTTTGCTTGGGTGTGGTCAATTTGGTATTGCTGCTTATTATCCTCGGGAGGGTGTAGGCTTATGGAAGAAGAGAAAAAAGGAAAGCCCGGACGCAAGCCCACAGGGCGGAAGAAGTTTTTTAAAACGTTTTCGGTGTCATGCACGCCTGAACAATACGAAATTATCAAGGATATAGCTTTTCAGAAAAACAAAACGGTGAGCCGCCTTTTTGTGGAAACGATTCTGAACATGAAAAAGTGATTTAATACTCTTTAACTTCCTACCCGTCGGTTTATCCGACGGGTTCTTTTTTGCCGTCGGCTTTATAACGCAATTTCAAGTTTTTACGGCTTTAAAGCGTTAAATTAAGCATTATGGCGAAAAGCGAAACAAAGATAGGCAGACCTCGCAAGGAAATAGATAAGGCGCAGTTTGAAGAACTGTGCGTGAATCATTTTTCAAAAGATGCCATCGCTCGTTTTTTTTCCGTAGACATAAAAACCTTGCAAAGGTGGTGTAAAAGAACTTATTTAATCCCTTTATCCACTTTTGTTGACAAAAAAAGAGCGGAGGGTAACAACGCTCTTTTATCGCTTGCCTTGGCTCAGGCTGAAAAAGTGCCGAGCGTTCTCATTTTTCTTTTGAAGAACTGGTGCAAGTATTCCGATAATCCTAAAGACGAGACTTCTAAAAACACCGGCTTCGGCGGAGATCTCCTAAAGTGGTTTGATAGCACAAAAATACAAACGGACGCTACACATAGTGCTAATGAATTTGATAACAGAAATGATGACGCTATAAACGGGGAGGTTCAAAGCGATGTTTGATTTAACGCCTAAACAACGAAAATTTATCATGACACGGATTCGCCGCATAAACATATTGCAAGGCTCGGTGCGTTCCGGTAAGACTTTCGTGTCTTTAGTTGCGTGGGGTTTGCGGGTGGCTCTCTCTCCTCCTGATTGTACGTTCCTGATGGTTGGGAAAACTCAGACAACGCTTAAGAGAAACTGTCTTACAGTTCTTTATCAGATGTTCGGAGATGACTTCACCTATTCGATGAGTTCTAAAACAGGTCGGATTTTCGGACGCCTTGTTTATCTTGAAGGGGCGGACAATGCAAAGGCTGAGGATAAAATACGAGGTATAACGCTGGATGGCGCATATGTGGACGAGGCTACTCTCGTACCGGAAAGCTTTTTTACAATGCTTTTGTCCCGATTGAGTCGCCCCGGAGCGTTTCTTTATGCAACGACAAATCCTGACAATCCGCTTCACTGGCTTAAAACGAACTATATAGACAGGGCGGCGGAGCTCGATGTGGCGGTGTGGAATTTCCTCCTTGAAGATAACACGTTCCTGCCACGAGATTACATTGATAACATCAAAAAAGAGTACATAGGCGTTTTTTACCGCCGTTTCATCTTAGGCGAGTGGGTGCTGGCGGACGGGCTTGTGTTCTCCGCATTCAATTCGGAAAAGCATTTAATCGATCCGGTAAGCAGAGACTTCATAAACAAGGACTATGCGGAGAAATATATCGGCATTGACTACGGCATAGAGAACCCGACGTGTTACAGCCTTTGGGGCTGGCATGTAAAAAGGCGGGAGTGGCATTGCCTGAAAGAATACTACTACTCAGGCAGAGAGACGCAAAACCCGAAAACGGATGTTGAGCTTTATGCGGACTTGCTGTCCTTTTCCGACGGAATAGAGAATTTACGAGGGCTGATAATAGACCCGTCGGCAAGCAGTTTTATTGTTTACATTCAGAAGAACCGCCGTTTTAAGGTGATTAAAGCGAATAACGACGTGTTGGGCGGAATCAGCTTTGTGAACTCTCTATTTGCCCAGGATAAAATTTTTTTAAGCCGTGAGTGCGTAAACGCTCAGAAGGAGCTTTTCTCGTATTCGTGGGACACCGACCGCAGCAGGCAGACAGGCAGGGACGTTGTAATAAAGATCTCTGACCATTTTTGCGACAGCATGCGGTACTTCTTCTTTACTGTAGTGAAGCCGAAAACATCGCTTTACGGAATAACAAGCAAAGTCGTTTTTTAAGGGGTGAATATGAACATTTTCGAAAGAATAAAGGGGTTTTTCATGAGCCGTTTTGACAAGAACAGATTAGAGAAGATTTTTAACATCAAGTTGTCCGATTCGGACAATATGAGCGAACTCACCGATTTGTGGCTGCGGATTTATAGCGGTCATGCGCCTTGGGTAGGAGAAGGGAAAGAGCAGGTTTTAAACACGCTTAATATGGCGAGCGTATTGTGTAACGACCTTGCCGCGAAATGCGTATCCGAACTTGCTATGCAGAAAACGGCGGACAAGAGTTTGCAAGACTTTTGGACGCAGGAGATAGAGCGGGAGATTAGGACGCAGACGGAATATGCGCTCGCAGGCGGTGCGGTTGCCATTCGCCCGTACTACAACAAGACGCTGAACAAGGTGTCTCTTTCATGGTACACGGCGGACCGTTTCATCCCGTTGGATTGGAACGAAGGCGTTCCGATGAGCGGCATATTCATAGACCGAGATGTTGTAACTGAAAACGGAATACCCGTTTATTACACAAAGCTGGAGTGCCACAGATGGAAGTACGGAAAGAACGGCGAGAAAGGCGGCGTCTCGATTGAGGTTAAGGCGTTTAAGTCCAACAGTCCCGCGGAGCTGACGCATAGCATTAGCCTTTCGGATTATCCTAAGTGGGCGGATATTACGCCTTATGCGGAAGCTTCCGGTTTGGAGCGGCCGCTTTTCGTGTATATGAAAACTTCTTTTTCAAACAATAAGGCTTTAAACAGCAATGCAGGAGTGTCTCTTTATAAAGACGCATTGCCGATACTGGAGAACATAGACCGCACGTACGATAGCTTGTGCTGGGAGCTTCAAAGCACACAGAACAAGGTTTTTGTAGACGCTTCAATGGTGGAAGTGGAAAGAAAGACGAACGGCGACCTCGTGCCTCGCTTTGACGATAAGGAAAAGCGGCTTTACAAGGTAATGGACGCTGAGGGAGCGGTGAACAGATATATTGACGTATACAGCCCCGCAATCCGTCAGAACGATATTACGCAGGCTTTGAAAACTCAGCTTAGCCTGCTTTGCTCATCGGTGCATTTGGATAGCGGATCCTATGTGTATGAAGAAGCCTCCGGAGCTGTTACGGCGAGAGAGGTTACCGCAAAACAGCAGAAAACGTATCAGACGATATGCGACATGCAGACGTGGTGCATTGCTCCGGCGATTAAAGCCGTGTATCTCGCTGTTAAGCAAATGCAAATCTTGTACGACATAGACGAGTTCGGAGAAAAAGAACTTGAAGTGTCTTTCGGAGACAGCATTTTAACCGATGAAGACAGCGCACGTGAGAATGCGCAGAAAGAGGTTGTAAGCGGACTGAGGAGCAAGCTTAGCTACCTTATGGAGTACCGAGGACTTACCGAAGAGGAGGCTTCTGCGGAAATCGAGAGAATGAAGTCTGAAAGCGCGTCGGCCGGTTTTAATATGGTGGAGTGATAAGTGTTAAGTCCTGAAGAAGTAAGCAGAATACGTTTAGAAGTCACCTCGATATTTAAAAACCTTGAAGGTATTTTGATTGCAAGCGTTGTGAGGCGTCTTTGCAAAGGACGAGGGCTTAGCAGTACGAATCTTTGGCAATTAGAAAAGCTGAATGAAGCGGACGCGCTCCGAAGAGAGCTTATAATCGCTATTTCCAAAGAATATAAGACGTCTTCTGTTAAAGAGATTGAGAATCTCATAAAAGCCGCGTTGAGACGAGCTCAAAACAACGACCTTGCGAAGATTAAGGATTTGGATGCCTTTAAAACGGACGCGGAGCAGCTTGAAGCGATGGAAAATTCTCCGGAGCTTAACAGGATAACGGAAAACGCTATAAAAGCATGCAAGAACGCAATGAATCTGACCGGTACGCGGGCGATAGAAGCGAGTATAAAGACGTACAGGGACGCCGTGAATAAGGCATACCTGGAAGTGAGCACCGGTACGGCAACGATGGCGGACGCTGTGAAGAACGCCGTTAAGGAGATAGGGGAAAGCGGAATAAACATAATGAAAAGCGCCGGTTCTTTTTATACGAGTTATAAGGTCGGCGGAAAAGAGGTTGTTTATCCGCTGGACAGTGCAATCAGACGGGATATAGTAACTACGCTTAATCAGTCCGCAGGCGAGCTGACACTGTCAAATTGCGCAGAACTCGGGTGCGACTTGGTCGAGACAAGCTGGCACTTAGGAGCGCGCCATACAGAGAATCCCCGCCATCCTTGGAGCAATCACGACGCATGGCAGGGCAAGGTGTTCAGTCTTTCCGGAACGTCTGAGAAATACCCGCCGTTTAAGGAAAACACGGGTTACGGCGAGGTAGACGGGCTTTGCGGGATAAATTGCAGGCATAGCTTCTCGCCTTATTACGAGGAAATAGGACTTAGCGACCACACGGATTTCCCCACAGAGGAAGAAAACGAAAGGCATTATCAGGAACAGCAGACGCAGCGGTACTATGAACGGAATATCCGGCAGCTTAAGCGTGAGCAGATAGCGTACAGGGCAGGCGGCTACGACAAGGAAGCGAGGGAGACGCAGGCGAAGCTGAACGCTGTTACAGCAAAATACAATGCGTTCCTGGACAAGACAGGCAGAACGCCTATAACAGTGCTCACGCAGGTGAGCGGGTACCATTACATAAAGGCGGCAGAGACGGCAGGTGTTAAAAATGGCAGTTTTTCAAAACACGTAAAAGAGCGGATGAAAGAAAGGAGTGTTACTACACAGGATATTCAGAAAGCAATGGACAACCCATTAGCTAAATTATCTTTTCCTGAAAGGGGTTCTGTAAAATATATCGGAGAGGAAACGACAGTTGTTGTAAATCCGAAAACAGGTGTTATAATAACTTCGTATCCTACGAGTTCAGACAAAAGAAAGAGGTACAAGAAATGACTATAAACAGAAACGAGTTCTCAGAGAGAGAATTGGAATTGCTCTCTGAAAACGGAATCTATATTTTAACTAATCACGATTATTCAGAGGATGAGGTTAATTGTATAGACGACAAAATAGAAGATTTGTTAATTGAGAAAGGTTTTGACAGAAACGGGAAGCCGACCGATGTATGTGATGAATGGGAAGACCTTTTTGATAAATTCAGACGGGTTGCTCATGTTCAGCTTTCATAAATTAACAGCTAAATTTTTAACCAGACAGACAGCCCCCCCTCCGGGTGGTTTTTTGTATTTTTTTCTCGGTCTGTTAAGTACCTGCGGGCGGAAAATGGTTAAAAAAGGATTTGTTCGATTTGAGAAACGGCTTTATACTGGAAATGCGGGAGGAAAAAAGGATGTCTGATTTTTTATTTGCCCGCCCTTCGTTTGCGGAAGGTTTTGCGAGGAATTTAGATTTTTTTGGTGCTCTTAATGTTTATAATACATCGGATAGTTCTGAAGAAGCGGATTTGAAAGCTTTTAGGAACGATGCGTCTGCGTTGAAAAAAGATTTTAATTCTTCCTTTGAAATGGGGTAAAGTAAACAAGGTGTTATTTTAAAGTAGAAAGTATTATGAAAATGTCAGTAATTCAAAAGACTTTCTGTCTTGCGATTTAGGCGCGGAGCTTCTCGGAGCAACCGCGCCTTTTTTCTTGTCTCACGGCAAGTAGAATAAATGTTAAAAATTCATAAAAATGTTTTGTCTAAAGAAAGAAACGACTTTATACTATAAGCGGGAGGAAGAGCAATATGAAGAACATTTTTACAAAAAAGGGCTATAAGAATAGGGATTGGGAGTGGTAATGACAAGAGAAATTCTTTTCTCAGGGGTTGTTTCAGGCATTTGTGCTTCTGTGTTGTACTCAATTGCAATTTTGCTTATCAGAGTTCTTTTTTTTGCTCCGAAAATTCTTATTTCGGAAGAAGTTCTAAAGAAAACGGAAACATCCGAAGAAAGAACAAGCGAGTACCTTTCTGTTAAAGTTGTTAATAAATCGAGATCTAATGCAGTAAATATTGATTATGCATTGTATTATTGTGAAAAACATAAGAATGGAGTAAATAACATCATCGATTTGAAAACAAGAAGAGATAAATTCCCTGTTTTAGATAAATATTGCAGAAAGAATACTGATTATGCAACAAGGTTTTCTTTTTATATTCCGGAAAATTTTGATATGAGCAAGGAGAATGTGGAACTCTTATTTAAAATTGTGGTTACTCAATCTTTTAGCAATAGAACAAAGTGCTTTGTAAAACGATATACTAAGAATGAACTTAGGGAAAAGGGCTTTTTTGAAACAGGGAAATCTCTCATTATCACTGATTGTTAATGTTTTTTATAGAACTTCATAGCCGCGCTTGTCGCGGTTTTTTTTTATGGAAAAAAGAGCGCCTCGGAGGAAAGGAGGTCAGTCAACCTCCGAGACGCAGGAGTAAAAGTTATTCCGGTTTCCAATGGACAAGGAAAAGTTTTGGAAAACCGTAAAAAAATCAAAAATTATCCCTCGTATAATTCATCAAAAAAATATTCGGAAATACATGTTCTCACTATATTCCCGTTAGCGTTATAGATCGGTTCTCTATGTTGCATAGGTTTGCCGTTATCTACCAGTCTGAGAATTTGCATAGGCGTAATTTTAAACCCGCGGTTTCTAAAATGCTCCGCCGCTTGATTCGCACTGGGGAAAATTAAATTTTCAAGGTTGTTTCCCATAGCGATGATTTTGATTCCGGCGGTTCTGTCGCAAACTCTAGACATGTATTTATTATAAAACAATAATTCTGAAATGTTAATATAAAAATCTGCAAAAAAAAACACGGTTTTTGCGTATAACATACTTTTAACACGTTTTCTTTTTTAATCGCTAGAATGAAAACACTCATGAGCGGAGAGTATTTTCCGCTTTAATTCCATCAGTCGGAACCGCCGACTATAAACAAGGTAAGGGGTTATATATGGACGGTTTAAAAGAACTTCTTGCGAAGCACAAAGAGTCGGCTCTCACAGAGAGCCAGTTTGAGGAAGAATTGAAAAAGATTCTGCCGAAAGAATGGAAACCTGCGGAAACGTACAATCAGCTGAACGAGAAGTATAAAACGCTGGAAAAACAGAACGCGGAGTATGCGAAAGCGATTGAAGAAGCGAACAAGAACAAGTCTTCCTTGGAAGATCTGACTAAAAAGTTCGAAGCTTTAAAAGCGGAGCATAAAGCGGAACTGGATAAGAAAGAAGCGGAGTTCGCACAGTTTAAAAAGGATGCGTTCATAAACGGCGCAATAGAGAAAGCCGGTGCGAGAACCGTGAAGGCTGTTCGGGCTTTGATAGATCTTGAAAAGGTTGTTTCCGATAACAACGGGTCCTTTTTAGGGCTTGACGAGCAGATCAAGGCAATCAAAGAGAACAAGGACACGTCTTATCTTTTCGGCGGTGCTGAAAACAACAAACCGAGTTTTAAGAATGGAGGAGGAGCGGAAACCCCTCCGACGAACGCAGAGATTAAGGAAATGAGAGCGGCGTTCGGTCTTTCTTGACGGCTGAACGAGGGGAAGCCTCGGAGCCGATTTTATAAAGGAATGAAAAATGAACACTATTGAACTTGCGAAAGCGTATGCTCCGATGTTGGCGGAAGCATTTAAAAAGGAGAGCTTGACTCAGATTCTTGAGACAAACTCGAAAAGAGCCCTGTATGAGGGCGCGGCTGCGGATGAAGTTAAAATCCCTATTCTGTCTACTGACGGACTGGGGAATTATAGCAAGGCGGACGGATACCCTGATGGCGCCGTGTCTCTTTCTTGGGAGACAAGGAAGCTTACTCAGGACAGAGGCAGACGCTTTAACATCGACACTGTTGAAAACATGGAAAGCCTCGGTCTTGTTGTGAGCCGTCTTCTCAGCGATTTTCAGCGTTCTAAGGTTGTTCCGGAAGTGGACGCTTACCGGTTCAGCAAAATCGCTTTGGGGTCTGCGACTGGAAACAGGGCGAATGCGAGCATCACAACCGGAGCGAATCTTGAAAAAGCGGTGAATGAAGCGGGCGTTGCGCTTGACAACGAGGAAGTGCCGAGAGAAAACAGAGTGCTGTTCCTCACTCCTGCTATGCTGAACCTTTTAAAGAGTCAGATAAGCAGATTCGTTCTGAACGATGAAAACAACATCAAGCGCGAAGTTCTCACTTACGATGGAATGGCTGTTGTAGCTGTTCCTGAGAATCGCTTCTATAGCGGCATCACAATCGGTGCGAACGGGTTCTCTAACTCCGGAGTTAAGCTGAACTTCATGGTTGTGCATAAGGACAGCGTCATCCCTGTGGTGAAGCACAATCCTATTAGGTTGTTCAGCCCTGAAGAGAATCAGGATGCGGACGCGTATCTTTTGGTGTATCGTCTGTATCACGACCTGTTCATTCAGCCGAACAAGCAGAACGGCATTTACGTGCATTCGGCAACCGCTATCACCACCACATCCACCACCACACCGTAAGGGGCGTAACATATGGTGTCTTATGAAGAGTACACGCAAACGGCTTTAAGCGAGATTTCCGAAAGCGAGTTTAACAAAATAGAACCTGTGGCGGTGGAGATTCTTGCCGCCATGTGCGGGTCTTCCTGGGACGAGGGAAACGCGACGTGCGTGAAGGCTGTGATTTTTCAAATAGATTACATTCAAAGCACGCAGGGCGCGACTTCCTGGCTGTCCGGAGGAAGCAGCACGGTGGCGAGCCGGTCTTATTCCGTAGGCGGCGAGAGCGAAAGCGTGAGTTACGGGCAAAGCAAGGGTAATATGCTTCGTTTCAAATATAACGGATTGGAAGTATCGCCGTATGCGATTGCGCTTTTAAGGTCTGCGGGGTTGTACAGCCCCGTAAAAGGGGTGCGAGTATGCTGAATGACGCATTGAAGCAGAAAGCTTCTCTTTTCCGTCCCGTAAAGCCCTCTTCACCTACTGAAACTCAGACTTATGTGAAAGCAACGCTTGAAAGGGTTAAGCTGGCTTCTTCAAGCAAGGGATTTAGAGTGTCTTCCTCAGGGGAGACGCAGAAAAATTCCGCTACGCTTTTTTATAACATAGGCTGGAGCAAAGAAGCCCCCGCTTTAAGTCCGCTGTTTCAGGCGGGTGATATTATAACGGGTGAGACGGACTGTGCGGAGCCTCCTTTGAAACGTTTTGTAGTACAAGACGTAGTGGAGCACACATTTCTGGGAAAAACAAATCATTATGAGGTGGTGCTTGCATGATTAGCGTGAACGTTAAAGAACACTTGGATTTAAAGGCCATCGTTCAGAAAGCCGAGGCGGCGAAAAGAAAAGGCGTCATGGCTGTGGCGATGAGCCTAAAGAAGGAAGCGGACCCGTATGTCCGCTGGCAAACCGGAGCCACTTTCAGGAGCGCGGCGGTAGCCAGCGATTTCCAAAACGGAAAGATTATCTACGACACGCCGTACGCCCGCTATGCGTACTACAACGAGCGGAGCAAGGTGACTAAAGATGTTCATCCGCTTGCATGCGCAAGGTGGGCGGAGGTTGCGTGGAATGCGAAGAGAGACCGTTTTTTAACGCTTTTCAGTAACATCATCAAAGAGGAATTGAAGTGAGCGAAAGACCTTTCATATTTGATTTTGCGGATTTCTTGGATTTCCTGTTTAAAGAACGGGCTTATCCGCCTTTATACCTTGATGTGCTAAGCGCAGAGAATCCTAGCGCGGCTTTGATTCAAACATCAAGCCCGGTGGTTGAAAAGGAATATGTGAACGGAAATCGCACGTACAGGGCGGAAGTGGAGCTTTTGTATCAGGACGTTATGGAAAATCAGCTGGCGGCGCGGGAGAGGATGACAGACCTTGCGATGTTTTTCACCGATGTGAAGCCGTTTGATTTATCCGATAGCAAAAAGGTTTTGAAGGTGCAGTGCACTGCGCCTTCGATTCGGGAAATAACAGAGGGGAACGTTTTCAAGATGGGTGTTTCCCTCGTGATAATTTACAAAGAATAGGAGAAAAAAAATATGAGCACAATTACAAGCGAGAAAAAGGGTGTATACATTGATGTTACTCCGAAAGGGGAATCCAGGAGTTACAACAGGTTAGGGCTTGGGATTAACACAATCACTGTGAACAACAACCCTACAGTGACGAAAAGCCGGTACGTAAACCAGAGCTTTTCCTCCGCCACACGTACCGGAATTGAAAAAAGCTGGTCCATATCCGGCGAAGTCTACGAAGGCGACAGCGTGAACGATTATCTTTTGAGCTTATCCGAGAAAACGGGGAGCGAGGTTGAAACCACTCTTGTGGTCGTAGCCCTTTCTAAGGGAACGGAAGACAAGGGAGTGGTGACTTATCCGGCTACGAGGTACAAAATCATTGTGAACATTTCCAATGACGGATCCCTGGAAGGCGGAGAGGTTGTGAAGTTTGACGGAACTCTTGAAGCGCAAGGAGACCCTGTTGAAGGCACTGCCACAATCAGCGAAGGCGATGTTGCGACCTTCACCGCCACGGTTTAAAATGTAAGAGTATTTTCATAAATCTTTATGCCCCGTCTGTCAGACGGGCGTGAAGATTTTAAGGAGGCTCTTATGGCAATAGCGGATTTGAAAGTGAATGCTACGTATGTAATTCCCGTTTCTGTGCGTGGAAAGGTTATTGACCTGGTGTTTGATACGACCACGCAGGAGTGTGAGGATTTTTGGCAAAAAGAACATGAAATCGTTGAAGCTGTACAAGGGGATGAAACGCTTCCTTTATTTTGCAAGAAAATGACTTTGCTGCTTTGCGAATACAGCCCCGAGGCGAAAGAGGCTCTTAACGGAGAGCTTCTCATAAATCCGCACGTTTGGATAAATTTTTTAAAAGCCCGGAACTGGTGTTTGCAAAATGGAATGCTGCTTTTTTTTACCAAAATTTCGAATAAATATCCTGGAGTGGTAAAACTCCTATAAGGAGTAAAATGGATAGGTTTTTTTGTTTTCTTTCAGAATCTTTACCGAAGAATATAATTTTAAACGGGCAGGAATTAGCACTTGATGTAAGCACGAGTGCGGCTGTTTCCTGTCTTTTATTTTTAAAAAACGGCGCTGTGTCGGATAACAGCAAAGCGTCTTTTTGTTCTTTGAGGCTTTTAGGTTTGTCTTTCGAAGAGGTTTTGACGCGTACAGGTTGCTCCGCTGCGGACTTAGACAAGGCTTTAGGAGAGTTTTTGTCCGGTGCTCCTAGAAAGCGCAGCGCAAGCGCGGAAAAGGAGCAAGCCCCGCTTTTTGATTTTGCGCAAGACAGCGGAGCGATTGCGGCTGCGTTCAGACAGAATTACGGGCTATCGGCGGAAGAGGTGCAGTCTCTGCACTGGTGGGAGTTCTTAACGCTTTTTGAAAATCTTTCAGGAGACACCGCTTTTAATTCAATTAAAGAAATCCGAGCTATGAAGATAGATACGAAAAGGGATAGCCCCGAGCGGATAGTGTCTATAAGGAAAGCGAAAAAAGCGGTGGAACTCGTAACAAATTGTACGAAAGAGGAAAAGAGAAAAAGCATTCAAGCGCAAATAGACAATGCGTTTTAATGCTTTAAGGGGTTTATATGGCGTTTAGCGATGAGAAATTAGTTATAAAAATAGAAGCCGATATAAAAGATTTCGATAAGGCTGCAAAAGACATTGAGAGGGCGGAAAAAGAAATTGCCGACAAAGGCAAGCAAATTGCAGATAAGATGTCAGGGGCGGGGCAGGCTTTGAACGAAGCTTCTTCGTCTGCGTCGGAGTTTTCAAAAACGACAGCAGAGGCCGCCGATTCTATGGGCGAGGTTTCTACGGAAATTTCTTCTATTTCTTCGGCGACGGGAGAGGTTAGCGCCTCAGCAAACGAGGCGGCAGGAAGCCTGGGAGAAATCGCTTCTGTTTCCAGCGAAGCGTCAGCTGAATTGCAAAGCCTTTCTTCCGCCACAGACGAGGTTGCGAGTGCCGAAAGTTCCTTGCAGTCTAGCAACGACAGCGTTGCTGGTTCTTTAAAAGACACTGAAAGCTCTAGCGGAAGTTTGGACGGAGCATATAAAACTCTTAGCTCCGCCGCTCAAGAACTTATTAAAGTCATAAAGGAAATGACAGATGTTCTTAAAGATAATAAAGGACAAACAGAAGAAAACGTAAAAGCCACTGGAGATTTGGTAAAAGCAGCCAATCAAAGCTTGAAACTTCAAAAGTTTTCAGATTTTTATCTTAAAGCCGCTAAAGCCGTCGTGCAATTCGGCAAAGAGGTCTATAAGACATGTAAGGAGCTTGTGGACGCATACGCCGTTCAGGAACAAGCGGAAACACGTCTTGAAGCCATAAACAAATCAATGGGAGAGAGCGTGGGGCTAACCACGGCGGAGTTAAAAAACATGGCCTCCGCCTTGCAGAATAACAGCACTTTTGGTGACGAAATAATAATGGGGGCTCAGAAAACGCTTCTCGCTCTTGGAACTCTCAACAGGGATGGTTTTGAAAAGGCGTTGCAGGCATCGGCAGATCTTGCCGCAGCAATGGGCACTGACATAGACAGTGCGGCGCAAAGTTTATCGCAGGCTCTTTTAGACCCCGAGAACGGGCTTCGGAGGCTTAGAACGGCGGGGATTGCGTTCACCGACGCAGAGAAAGAGCAAATCAAGGTTCTAACTGAGGCGGGGAAGACGCAAGAAGCGCAAATGCTCATTCTTGAAAAGGTGGAGAGCAAGTATAAGGGAGTAGCTAAGGCTATTGCCGATACGGACACGGGGAAACTTAAACAGATTTCAAACACGTGGGGCGACATTAAGGAAAACCTTGGAAAAAGCGTTCTTGATTCGGTGTCCCCTTTTCTTGATTCCGTTCTGGAAAAGCTTAATAAAATACAGGATAAGACAAAGACGTCTAATAATATTTCTAGCCTTATAAAAGGAAAAGCCGAGTTTGATGATTATTCCACAGAGGACTTAGAGAAAGCTCTGGAATTAGCAGAAAAAAGAGCCAAGGCGCAAAGGCGACTTGCAGATGAACACGGCGCGGCAGGGCTGGGTTCTTCTCAATATGATAAAATAATAGAAGACCTGAAAGAAGAATTGAAGCTAAGACGGGAAATAGCGGAGACTGCGGAGAGAGAGAAAAAAGCCGATGAGGAGAGACAAAAGTACGAAGCCGAGTACAACGCTTTTTTGGCTCGAAAAGAGGAAGCGAAAAGCAAGGCAAACGCACTTATAGATGCGAATCTAAGAGAAGACGAGGGCACGCGCCTTGAAAAGCTGATACTAAGTTCAAAAGAAGCTCAGAAGGCTTTGAGAGAATTGGGCTTAGATTATGAGGTCGTCTTGGAAAACGGGCGATACGTTAAGAAACATAGTGCAGAATGGGAAAATCTTAACCTTTTGATTAAACAGTCTGAAAAAGACTTAGAAAATTATAACCAAAGTTTAGAGGGCCTTTCAGAATTTGAAAAAATCGTCTCTGAATACGGTTCTTTATCTCCTACGTCGCAAGCGGATGAAATAGACAAGGAAATAGAGCGCATTAAAACCGCAATGGAAGGCTTGGATGCAACAAGCGTGAAGGTTCTTAATGAGATAATATCCGGCTTGGAAAAGCAGAAAAAAGCACTTTTGGAAGTTGAAGATCCGATTGAATCGATTATTAACGAGTTCGGCTCTCTTTCAAAAAGCCTGAACGCTTCTAAGATACAAGCGGAAATAAGCAAAATTCGCGGGGCTATAAAAGACGTGAGCGAACAACTTTCGGACGCTGAGGAGAAGAAAGATAAAGACGAAATAGACAGGCTTCAAAAAAAACTGCAATATCTAATCGAAATTCTCTCTACAAAAAAAGAAGATTTAAAGGTAACAACAGAAGGTTCTTCCGAATCCGATCCCGAAGATGAAAAAACAAATCCGATTTCCGACTTTCTTAACAAAGGAATTGAAGGTGCGGAGATGACTTATGGGCAAGTCTTTAACTCCATAGCAAGCGCTTACGGAAACATGCTCTCCACAATGTCCGCTATGCGTTCTCAATTCTTGCAAAACGAGATAGACTGCTTGCAGGCGGAGCTGGATGCACGCCTTGAAGCGAACGACATTACGCAGGAAGAAGAAAAAAAGATGATGGAAGCCATAAGCGACGCAAAGGCTAAACAATTCGAGTCCGAAAAGCGGAACAGCATAGCGCAGGCGATTATCAACGGGGCGTTGGGAATAACTTCCATCTGGTCCACGCAAGGCGCAGTTCCTTGGCTTGCCGCCGCTCTTTCCGCAATGCTTGCAGCCCAAACGGCGGCGCAAGTTGCTACAATCGCGTCTCAAAGCTATCAGGGCTTTGAACGGGGCGGTATTGTAGGGGGTAGCGGAATTACCGGAGACAAACACACGATACTCGCAAATGCGGGCGAGCTGATACTCACTCGAGCCCAGCAGGCGAACATAGCGGGGCAGCTTACGCAAAGTCCGGCTCCGATTATTTCCGTGAACTTCTCCGGAAATGTGTTCGGGGATGAGAAATCAATCAGCGAGTATGTATACAACGGAATCAGGAACGCGCAGAGAGAGGGAGCTTTAGCACAATGGTGAAAATCAAAATAGAATTGGGCAATTACAATGCCGAACAGAAGAAAATCGTTTTCTCGGAATTTTTCACAAATGGGGAGAGGTTTTCCTCAGTAGTGGAGCAGGATTCGTTCAGCTTTACGGAAGCGCTCACGTTCGGTTCTTCTATGACAATCAGCACGCTAAAGGCTTCCATCAGCGGAAAAGCGGGCTATATTGAAGCCTTTTCCTCGTACGAGTACATCAGAGTGTACAAAGACAATACGCTCTCCTTCGAGGGGATTTTAGCCTCTGTTAAAAGGACGGTGGTTAAAGCCGATTACGTTGAAGCGTCTTTGACATACGATGATTATTTTTCTTTGTTCAAGGAAATCAGCTTCTTTACCGTCGCCGACCTCACCGAAGAAGAAAAGGAAGGTAAAACGGAAGAGGAAATAGAAGAGCTTGTGGCTCAGAAAGGCGAGATCGCCATTTTTGAAGAAGACGGGTACAAAGTTTCCGATCCCGCGGATAGGGAGCATTCCCTTTTGCACCATCTTTTCGATTTGCTTTTTACGCGGGCTCTTTCCCAGAAGTTCGGTTCCGAAAGCATGCAGATATTCAGCCTTGTTTGCGCTTATTACGATGTCACACCTGTAAAGAGCTTCTCGGCGAAAGCGAGCGACAAGATACAAACCGTTTTGAATAAGTTTTTGGCTCAGCAAGGCTTAGGCTTGCACATTCATTGTTCCACCGTGGAAATAGTGGATATGCTCGCCACGGAGACTGGAACGGCTACAACCGTTTTGGATATTGAAAGCGGGGCGAGTGTGGAAGATAAGCCGTATAATACGGTTGAGCTTCCTCGGATAAACACAACGGAAGTTCTACGGGCGGAAAAAGCTCAGGTGGCGTACTGGCACGGTTCCGTACAAGGCAGTAGCCATTTAAAAGGAAATGTGGAAATAGATTACACAGCGAACAAGAATATTCAGGAACTTAAATATTCAAATTACACATGCTCCTGGAGCGGTTCGAAAGGGCTCGGCGGAAGGTCGTATTTGCAAGCCTGGAAAGTCGTCGGAGATAAGGTGTTTTTCACCGCTTATAACTCCGCCTGGTTCCCGATGGGAATCACTGCGCGCCTTTATGCCGATGTTGTTTATCTTTCCAAACAGGACAATACAATCAGTCCCGTTCTTTCCGGAGATTATGTTATAAAAGGCGAGGAGAGTGCGGAATACATCCACGACACGGAACATGCGGAGCGGTATATCAAGGCGTTGTATCTTTCAAAGCTGCGCAATAAGAGGACTTATAATTTCTATGCGGACAATAACCTTCATATAGGGGAAGTGATTGTTATCAACGGGCTTCCGGCTTCTGACGGATTCCTGAAAATCACTAAGAAAGAAGATAAACTGGACGCTCGGGGCGGATTCACATACACCGCCGTGAAAGTTTCGGACGCCGCGGGGCTTTCCACAGATAGCACATACGCCCCGCAGGATGTGGAACTGAAAGACAAAACGGGCTTTGAGTACGCTATAAGCCGTAAAATAATACCTGCTAACGGGGCGGGCGTACCCACAGACAGCACTCCTGTCACAATCAGGATAACGCCGAATAATGCGTATCAGACACCCGCGCTTTTAATCCAAAACAACGCCGTGACGCTTACAAGAGACACTGCGGAGCGTACGGACGGCGAGGGGAACACGTACACCGAAGAATTGGACAGCTATTCGTATCTTTTAGACGCCGCGCTTAACGGGCTTGATTCAGTGGTCCTTACAATGACGGTGGGGACGGAAACGAAAACCGACAGGATAGAGAAAGCGAAAGCGGGGCAAAGCACGATAACGGCGCTTCAATTCAGTTACGGAACAGCCACAGCTCCGGGCGCGAACTGGTCAAGCGAGACGCTCGCTCCGGTGAATACCGCTTATCTGTGGTGCAGAACAGGCACGTATACGCCTCCGGAAACAGAAGAAGATGTGGAGAACTGGCAGGTGTTCCGTTTAGGCGGAGAGATAAAGAACTTCGAGCTTTTAGCAGATAGAAGCACTTTCATTCGCAATATGAGAGCTCAGTCGGGTTATACGACTATAACGCTGACCCCGCAGATAGCCACTTATCAGGGGACGTACAGAATACGCTGCTTTATCAATTCAAAGAACGGCGATATTTATGCGGGATATGTGGAAAACAGCCTTACCGCAGTAATTCCGTACACAATAAGCGAAAGCGTGAACAGCCTTGTTTTCGTTATGGATATGACCGATTCGGATGGCGTTTATCACACGTCGGCGGTTTCCGCCTCGGTGTCTGATGAAACAGGCGCGCGCACCGTTTTGGGAGCGAGAACAGAACAGATTACGCCTTCCGTGGTTGCTGAGAACGGGGTTTATTTCATAAAAGGCGACTCTTATACGTATGTGTACGAGGGCGTTGACGCAAGCGGAAGACCTGCGAAGATTTCGGAGGTTTGGATTTTTGACGATACGGCGGATCCTGACGGGGCGTACTGGCATAAAGCGGAATACTATTCCTCCGGCGATATGGCGGAACTTGATAATATCCTCTTGGACAACCTTAAAAACGTGTTTGAGCAGTACGGCGGCTTGAATCACGTTGAAGCGAACGGGTACGACTGGTTTAAATACGTTATTGCGGAGCACATTTCAGCCATATACTACAATGTGGGCGGGTTTATTTACGGCGGAAATGTGAATTTCAACGCCAGCGGAGACCCCGTCAGTTTGAACGGACGCGGGTTTATCATCAGCGCCGACGGAAAGATAACCATTAACGACGCCTCGATACAAAATGCAGAATTGGATAATTGCTATATCTCCAATAATTTGAATTTTTCAAGCGGGGCGGAAATCAAGCACCCTGTTTTTAGCACGTTTAGTGAAAACTATGCGGACTCTACGGGGGTTTCGATTAACACGACGCAAAACAGGTATAACATCAAGGATTTATACAATCTGAGCGGCCTTACTGTGAATCAGATAAAAACCGTGTCGGGCACATACGGAAGCGCCTCTGTTACTAAGCTTGTGAAGCTTACGGCTCCGAGCACTACGATGTGCGATGTGAGCCATAATGTGAACCTGCAGGTAGTCGCCACAACACCGCAAACCCGCCTCGGACCTGAGGTTAAATGGGTGAAGCCTGCGAATATGAGAGCCGGAACGTTGACTATTAGAACTTCAAACAGTCGCACTGACGGAGCTTATCTTTTTAAAGTGACTGCGACAAACTTAAGCGGGTCGGCGTATTCTTTCATAAGCAAGTCAAATTCGCAGATTTGCACATTGTCTTCTTCTTCCATAGATTTCAGTAAGGCGGTAACGGTAACTGTAGCTCCGGAAAAACATTACCATTCGGGAGATGATGAACAAGATACTTACAGCTATACTTATGTTAATATTTCAGGCTCATACACCTCTTTGTTCTCCGATGAGGGCTTCTCGACAAACGGATTGCTTCTGTATTACTCCGGAGCGTGGCACAACATGGGAACGGACACCCTTTACAATTCCGGTACGGCGCTAAAGCTGACAAGCGGAGTGTCTTGGGACAGCGCAAACTATTTAAGGCGTCTTCCTACGAACCTTTGCGATTACAAAAGCTTTACATACACGGATAGCAGCGGAGCAACAAAGACTCAGACGCTTGCGAACAACGTTCCGTATCCTGCCGTGTCCGGCGGATTCACCATAGACGGCGTGTCGGTGAGCATAAAGTACTTTTCAAGGCAGAGCGGAGACATCGTAACTCTTACG